ACCAGTTTTTAGTGCTGGCATAAACGCCAAGCGAAGTGCCGCCAATTGTTGTATATCCAAAATCGGGGTCAATAAACACAGGATAGGTTGCACTATCAAGAAAATCTTGAGGCGCTGTCACTGTCATCAATTTTTTATCGGCATCAATGTGAAGCTCACACCACACACGAACGCCGTTAGCATCCTCTGCATATGGTCTGTAAATGTGCCCAACTTTTCCAGATTTAAATTCATCAGGATCAACGCCATTGGGCTTGCGCGCTGCATAAACTGCATAACTGCCTTTTATATTTTCAGGCTGCTCAACATGCTCGGGGTGCTTGGCGCGCTCTTCAGGGGGTAGCTTTTCTATATCAGGCTGATAATAAAAAACAACATCTTTTGTTTCTATTGTAAAACCAAACACATTTGTTGCTGGTTTTGACTTGAGTGAAACAGCTATTTCAAAACCGTTTGTTGTCTCAAACATTTCAACAACTTCATCACCAATGTCATACAACAACTTGCCGTTTTCAACAGTGTTTTTCCCCTCTTTGCCTTTTGTATCATAGCGCGCACTATAATTTATTAGGTTATTAAAGAGCTTCATTTTCAGCTGTGGATGAAAAACGCCTTTTTGCTTTTCGTCGCCAACTTCCACCTCGACGGTGCGCCCATCACAGCCCACCCGCTTTGTGTATGCATCATTCTTAATTAAGTAGCCTGTTTTGATTGGCAGCCCCATCGAATTTGACATATTATTCAGCCCTTATTGTCGCAAGGTTTGTCCAAAAACTTTGATCATGTGACAGCTCATAACCATAAAAGCCGCCGCTTTGACCCGTTGAAAACTGTGTTGTTTCCCAGCGTAGGCCATAAAAAAGAATGCGTGTTTTCCATGTTGCAGTGTCGTACCATTCAGGATTTGCTAGATTAGACGCATCTTTATCAGCCTTGCAAAGCAAATAGATTTTTGCCATTGGTGAGATCAAGAGTTGTGCGCCGTTTTTATCTGGAATTGATCGCGCAGGATCCATTGTATATTCATATTCCTGTGCCGTTTCGTTATAACCCCAAACATTGATGAACTGACACACTTGATATAGCATCTCACGAAACTCTTGCAAATCAAGACCGCTGTTGTTATAGCGCAATTCATTATCATACCAGTGCAAGCACGCCATCAACAATGCTGAGCACATCCAAGGACTATTGCCATTTGTTTTAAGCGTTGACGTTGTATTATCAGATTGATCTAACAACCAAGTGCTTGTGCCTTGCGTATAATCACATGTTGAAACTTGCACATCTCGAATGTAATGAGGGCCGCCCTGCTTCCACCAGTCTAGCAAAAAGCTCATGGCTCTAGTGCCTTCATTTTGGTGCGCAGCTGCATCATTAGTCATTTTAATGTATTGATTCATTATATGGATAGCCCAAGCCAAATCACGCTCAGCACCAATATAAGCCCTTGTGCCAACTGCACGACTCCACCCGCTTACATAGGTTGCTGGGCGTGGATTGGGGAACATCCACTCAAAGATGTGTTTGTAAAAATCACCCATTTGAGTTAATACTTGTTCTGATCTAGGATCGCCTGTCATCAAAAAATATTCTAACAACCCGCCGCAATGGGCGTGATTGTGATCAGGCCTGCCAAAGCCGCCAATAAATGGGTTATCGTGATTTAATATTCTAACAATCCCTTTTGGCAGTGGCTCAAGCGCAGGGTAAATGCCTGCACTTGATGTGCTTGGCGCATGTGATACCAAAATATCTTGAAAGTACCTGGCTGCTCTAACGCCTTGATCATACCAATCTTCAACAAGCGTGCGCGCATACTGTGTAAAATGTTGCGTGCCCATAAAATGGTTGCCATTGTAAAAACCGGCAACTTTCATCGGATATGTTGTGTGCCACCCCCCACGATAAACATTGCCGTGATATCTCCAACCATACGGCAATACTCGATGAGGTCTATTTGTTTGACTGCGCAACAAAATAAAATCAAGCACGTTTTGATCTTTTAAAATGCTCACCGCATCAGAGGCGCTTAAATCATAAAGCGCTTTTGAATCACACAAGCTTTGCGCGCTTGGTCGCAACTGCAAACGATAATTATTAAAGTCATCTACGCTGTTTTCAATTTTTGTTTCGTCAGGCGTTGACCTATGTAATATAACCCTCAAGCGGTATGTTTTGGCCATGCCGTGGAAAATAGAATAAAGCGTGTTTGGCTCTTCTAAAAATCCGCCGTTGTCTGCATGCTGCCTGATAAAAGTGCCGCCATGATATCGATCAGGGAAAAAATGCGCTTTTGTGTTTGTTGTATCTAAGCTAAGTTCGTGAGGCCATTCTTTCCAAAAATCAGCCATCACAAGAGTCACACCTGTTGTACCATTGTGGATAGTTGAAAAGCCCTTTGCCCTGTTTCCACTTTGCACGCCGCTATATGTTTCTGTGCGCCCCGTTGCGTCATCAACCGTTGCATTAACATCTTGAGAAAATACTGCGTTTTGATTTGCATATATGTTGCCGGTTTGAAACAGATAATGCTCACCCGTAACAGCGCCATTTGAGTTTGAAGATTCACCCCCAAAAATAAATTGTCTGTTGCTTGTTACGTTGTGTGTAAAATTCATTCCTAAATTTCTACACTCAAAATCAATCAAAGGTGATCTGTCGGGCAAAGACACGTGCAAATAATTACCAATGTCATGTTGCGGCGCATCATCAATCATTGTGTAACTAATATCAGCATGATCGCTATCTTTATAAAAACGATACCAGATTCTATATTCTGTGTAATCGTTGTTGCTAACATCACGTGTGCGCCCTACCGCATAAACTTCTATAAGCATTACGCCGTTTTTTGTAACAGTAACAGTCGCAGCTGTTTCGTTGTCGCTCGAATAGCTTGCATTGTCTTTTGAATCTTGTTGAAACAACTCGCAATCTGTTATTAATTGCGTGGCATATGTTTGATCACCTGCTGTATCAGCATAGCCCTCGATCATCATGCCCGTTGTTTTTGATATAACAAAACGTGCGTTGCCAGTGCTTACTGTTAGTGTGCTGGCGTTTTCTGTGTAACCGAGATTTGAGCTGTATGATGACTGCAACACGCCTGCTCCATAATCTAGCGTGTAGATTTTTTCGTTAGTTGTGTCTGCTGATATAGCAGCATGCACCAGAACGCTTTTTATACTGCCATCAGGCCAATGAGATAAAATATCAAACTGTGCGTCAATCTCTGCGCCTGCTTCATTTTTAAGCATAAGCTCAGACGCACTAGCAACGCCCTGCTCAGGCAATAACACGCCGTTACCCCTAACCCTTGTTTCGTAATTTATCGGGCTTGGCGGGATTGTGAGAGAGATTGAGCCGCTGTTGGTCGTTGAGGGCAATCTAACTGTTTGTGTGCTGCTATTAAAAACAGCAGGCTTTGTTGCTGGCACACTGTCAATTGTCACTGTTTTTGTCCCTCTTCAATTTCATTGTTCCAAATTTCAACAGCCCAATCTTTCTGCGCCGCTTCAAACTCTGCTTGCTTGCCGCATGCGCACTTGACGCGATATTCAATGCCGCAGCAATACTCTTGAGCAATTTGCGGATTGCAATTTGCTTGACCGCATTTTTTAATTTGATCTGTTAGATTATCACCCACGCTTGACACCTCAAAAAAAAGTAGCTAACAACAAAATTATAATATTATTTTTTAATCTCTGCTTGCAAAATTTGAGCGATAGCCAATTTATAGATCATTTTTAATTTATCGCGTTTGAAAACTCGATAAACAGTGGACGGCGCAACATCAAATTTTTCAGCGAGCGAGACAGCATAAAATCGGCCAAATCTATCAGTCAAAATCTGCTCAATCTCTGCCTTGCTTTTGCTCAAAAAATCACCTTGCTCTTTTTCGATTGACTCTGGTTCTTTTTCGGCCAATATAGAATCAATTAGCTGCTTCATTTTTCCCCCTGCTTAAAAAATAATCCAAATAGAATAAAAATTAACTCTCTGCTCAAAATATCCCCCATTTAAAAGCAAATTGCAATCGTTTTGTTAGATTTTCAATTATTGATTAATCATTAATCTCATTGATCACTTATTACCCAAAAAGTCGCACATCCAATGCGGTAACAGGTAACACTCTATAGAGTGTGTTACCGTTTGTTACCGCTATTGATGGTTTTGTCATCAGGTAAAAAAAGGTAAAATTACCTTTTGTTACCGCTGTTACCGCTAAAAAGTGATCAATTTGATGTTATTTTGAACTAAAAAACAATAATTGATCAGACTGAAAAACAAACGATTGATTGAAATAAACACAAAAGAACAAATAAAAACCACACAAAAAAAATGGGTAACAAGGTAATTTTACCTTTTGTTACCCACATTTTCCCTATGGTTATTACAAAAATTAACCGATTTGATTTATTTCTGATCGTATCATTAAGCCATTAACGCGCTCTTGATCAACAAGTAGCCACCCGTCGAGATGATCAACAATTAGCTCTTTGTTTAACAAGCAACCAACAACCCCCCTTTTATTTGATGGTTTTATCGCCTGTTTTGAGCTGCTTTCCGTCATCTCTTCGCGCTCAACCAAAGTTTTCAGATATGATCTCAAATCATCCCTTGATAAAAATGGATAGTTATTGATCACATTTCGAGTGCTTTTTAGCCAAGCATCACTGAAAATTTTGAGTGATTTGACTTCTGTTTTGTCTCTTTTTTGGGCAATTGGGCGGTCGCTTGAATTGATGATCGCGCTTGTTACCTGCTCATCATCTTCATCAAACCAACCGTCAATTTTGACAGATTGCAACTCAAAAACTTTTTGTGTTGTTAGCTCAGCATCTTTATTTTTGAGTTGGCTGAATTGAATAACGTCATCTTTTGGCTGTACGCTGATCTCAATATCTAACGCACCACGCCACGCAGATGACCCCCTTGCCCTGTTTTGAGACTCAGCAGCAACGCCGGTGTGATGCACTAACAATACCGAGCATGCATATCTATATGTAAGCTCAGCACAGGCATCAAGCATTGATTTGGCATCCTTTGCCGTGTTTTCATCTCCGTCTAAAAAGCGGTGCAGCGTATCAACAACGATTAAATCAGGCGCTTTTTGTAGCTGATCAATCTGCTGTGTAACAAGCGCCAACCCTTCAACACTGTTTAGATTGCACCCCCCTTTGGATAAATAAAACTCACCAAGAGAATCAATTTCTTTTGCTTGTTTCCACGCTGCCAGCCTGCCCCGCAATCCTGAGTGCCCCTCACCGGCCAAATAAACAACCGAACCCTTTTTAATAATGTGATCATGCCATTGCTCTTGGCCTGTTGTGATAGCGCAGCACATATCAAGCACACAAAATGTTTTACCTCCACCACTTGGGCCATGAACCATTATCAAGCTCTCTTTTGGGATCCAGTTTTTGACTAACCACTTTATGGGCGCAGGCTTTGAACAAAAATCATCTGCATCAATTAGCCAGTTATCAACCGGCGGATCAATTAGCGCCTTAAGATCACCCCCGTTGTTCTTGTAATCATTTGCATCTTGCCCAACATTGGGTATAATTATTGTAGTAATCTTGTGGTTTGGGTAATCACTCAATAGTTTAGCGGCTGCTTTTGCGCCGCTATTTTTTTTGTCTGAATCATTATCAACAATTATTATTTTTTCAGCATTTGGATAATGTTCAATTGCGTACTCACACCCCCCTTTTAAATTTGAATCACCCAACACTGAAATAACAGGCTCTTGCATTGTTTCAAAAATTGATGCACACGTTGAGTAACCTGTTGCTATAAATACCCTTTTTGGATCCTCTTCTTTGCCTAAGATGTTAACCAAATTTTTAGAGCTGACCCCCTTATAATTTTGTTTTTTACCATCTGCAGTTATATATTGAATCGAGCAAAGATCACCGCTGCTGTTATATAGCGGAAAAACCAAGCGGTCATCACCAACCGTCATGCGCAGCCCATGCCCATTTATTTTCTTTTTAACTAAATAAGGGTGATCATCTGATGCATCTGGCAAGCTCTCCCAAATTTGTCTCAATGTTTTAATCGCGTTCTCTTGCTGCTTCTCTTGCTGTTTTTTTGTTTCCAATTCAAGATTTTTTTTGGCTATATTAAAAAGCGTGATCTCTTGAGCTGTTAGCTGCTTTGATGTTTGCTCTTTAAAATTGACTGTTATGCCATCTGACCAGCAGCCAAACACGCCGAACACAATGCCGTTGACTATATCAAATCGATAGAAACGCGGTTTTTTAGTGCCGCTGCTACCCTTCGAGAATCTAACAAAATCTTTGCTCGGTATTGTTATGATTGACGGTGGCTCAATACCGTGATCAATCATCGCTTGTCTTATCTGCTCTTCTGCGCTCAATTTAACATCATTGTGCTTGTTTTTTAGTCTGTCATTTATGTGTCTAATGTCAGCCATTGGTTATCCCTCACTCAATAATAAAAAAAATAATTAAAAAAATAATAAAAAGATTTATGTTGTTAATAAATAATTGACCAACTTTGCAGCTGTTTTGCTGCTTATTGGCTGCTTGTTGTGCAACCAGTTATAAATTGTTGATCTGCTAACTCCCGCACAATCTGCTATTACGGTTATTTTACGGTCTTTCAGCTTATTTTTAAGCAAATCTTGATTAATGTGATTAACATCTAAGCTAACAATGGTCATCTTTCGCCCTCTTTCGTTGTTGTAAAAAAAAATCATAATTTATTTATAATTTATATTTGCAAAAATGCAAACGATATCTATTATTTTATATAACAACTCGCTCAGCATGACGCTAAAAGAGTTGCAACACAAACACAAACAAACAAATGAGGGATTACTAATGGCTATTAGTATAAAAAGCACCGCTGGTTTACACAGCAACGGTGTCAAAGTATTAGTTTACGGATTAAGCGGCGCAGGTAAAACGTCTTTAATAAAGACCTTACCATCACCAATTATTTTATCAGCTGAGGGCGGCTTGCTGTCGTTATCTGACAGCGAGATACCTTATATTGAAATTGGCAATATGAATGATCTTAAAGAGGCTTATGAATGGCTAACACAATCTCAAGAGGCTGCACAATTTCTAAGCGTGGCAATTGATAGCATCAGTGAGATTGGTGAGGTTGTTTTAAATTTTGAAAAAAAAGAAACAAAGGATCCACGCCAAGCTTACGGCGCTATGCAAGAGCAAATGCAAGATATCATCAGGCAATTTCGTGATCTCCCATCAAAAAATGTTTATATGACAGCAAAGTTGGAAAAAGCAACTGATGAGGTGGGAAACATGCTCTATTACCCATCTATCCCATCTAACAAAGCAGCTCAAGGCCTCCCCTATTTTTTCGATGAGGTGCTGGCCATGCGCGTTGAAAAAGATGCTGAGGGCAACAGCCATCGCGCTTTAATGTGTGACAGCGACGGACGCTGGACCGCAAAAGATCGAAGTGGGAAGCTGTCGTTTTGGGAGTCTCCCGACCTCGGCGCAATCATCAAAAAAATAGGGGGCGCTGCATGAAACAGTTACAAGATATCCAAACATTAATTGATGAGTGGATCGAGCTTAAACAGATCGAAAAAGATAGCGCAGCACAGCGCCGATCAATTGAAGCTGTTGTTATTGAGCATCTAGAAATAAACACAGATATCCCAGGCACAACAAAAAAAGAAACCGACACGCACAAGGCAACTATTGCTTGCAGACTGGATCACAAAGTTAATGCTGATCTGCTGCAAGAAATAGCCAATGAAAATGGCGTGTCAAATGGCGTGATGGCAAATCTATTTAGGTGGGAGCCAAAATTGAATGTCAAAGCTTGGCAGGCTGCGCATGATGATATTAAAAAAATATTATCCCCTGCAATAACAGTCAAACCGTCAAAACCAAGTTTTAAAATCGATTTATTAGAAACAAAATAAATTGATCTTAAATGTGTAGTAAAAACTTAAACTTAAAAGAGGAAACTTAAAAATGGCAATGTTAGGAAAAACTTATAATGCAACTGATTTACCCGCTGGGAATGATTTTGAGGTGATCCCCGCTGGCTGGTATCAAGCGAAAGTGAAATCCGCTGAGCTTAAACAGACAAATGCTGGCAATGGCGAATATATTAAACTACAACTTGAGATTTTAGGGCCATCACATCAAGGGCGCGTTGTTTTTAGCAATCTCAACATTATGAACCCAAACCCAAAAGCTGAAGAGATTGGTCTTAGTCAACTTAATGCACTTATCACTGCGATTGGATTGCACCAAATCAATGATACAGATCAGCTCATCAATGGTGAGGCTATGATCAAGCTATCAATAAGAAAGTCTGATCAATACGGTGAGCAAAATGAGGTCAAAGGTTATAAAGCTATACCAAACTCAATGACTGGCACTGTTAGTTCAACATCATTCCCAATGCAGCAGCAACAGCCACAAATGCAGCAACAACAGCCACAAGCGCAACAGCAACATCAACCCGCCATGCGCCCCGCTGCTCCACAAAACGGCCAACCGCTGTGGCGACAACAGCCGCAACAAACACAAGCGGTCATTGATGATGATGTGCCGTTTTAATCTCATAAACTAACAACCACCCCCTCTTGATTGAGGGGGTTTTTCACAAAAAAGCAAGGGGAAAAAAAAGTGAAAAACATTATAGGTTTAATTTTGTGTTTTTTATCAGTGCTATTGCTTGCATCAAGCGATGGATTAATCAACATGAGTGCTGCAAGTGTGATTGGTGCAACTGATGACTCAAGATCATCAGCGCGATTAGTTGCTATTGGTGTAACAGTTGCGCTATTAGCGCTTGGCAGTGTTGTTGTTATCATTAAAGATGATTTGGGCAAGCTGTTTACTTGGCTTGCAGTGATCTTTGCGTCAATTTTCAGCTGCACGCTAACAATCCAGGCAGTTGCTGTTGATTATGCTGTCAATGACAACTCATCACAATCATCTCAATATATCAGAGGCTCAAATGATATATTGATTGATAGCTTGCAGCATGACAAAGAGATAAATCAGCAGCTTATTGATGAGTGCGAACGTGACAGATATTTTAATGATAAGTGTCATCGGGCAATTGCTGACAATAAGCGCATCACCAGAGAGATTGCCGCCCTGCTCAAAAAATCAAATGAATCTGCCATTGCTCAAACTGTTGACATCACAGAAGCAGTTGAGACAAAAGCCGGTATCAGTGGCGCACTGATTGAAACGATTGGCATATATAGTCGAGCAATAGCGGTACCTATTATGATAACAATTTGCATGATGGGTTTTTGGTTTTTTTGGGAAAGGATAGCAAAGTCAAAAAAGCCTAAGGCTACTGTCAGCGCTACTGATAGCAGTGCTACTAAAACAGAAAAACCGCTATCAAAACCCGTAAATAGTAGCAAAACCAGCAAAAACAGTAGCAATCTTAAGCCAAAAGCAATTGGTACTAAAAGCGACAAAAGCGCTATCAAGGCTAGAACTAAAGCAATTGAGTATTATTCCAAGCATGGAAAATACCCAGCAAGCCGAGAATTGCAAAGCTTGGCATCGGTCGGCCCCAAAAAAGCGTGTGACGTACTACGCGAATTAAAGAGCAAAGCAGCCTAAGGGGGATAAATTATGGCTCATCAATGGGTAATCATGATTGTAGGTGCAATGATTTTGGTTGAATTGGTTAAATATTTTGTGTGAGGTGATCAAAGTGAAGGAATACAAGCCATTATATAGACCAAAGGGGGGGTGGGGCGAACGCCCCGCTTTAATTGTTGAGGGTGAAAGCGCATCAAACTCAATAGCATTTAAAGCAGTATCGTTTCTAGTAGCAATAGCAGGCGCGACAATAGCGCTACCATTTTATTTTTTACGCGGCATTTCAGACATTTATAGGGAGTTATCTGATGATTAATGATGAATTAATATGCTTTTTAAACGATAATTTAAAAATCAATCTTGACGCATCAACAATTGATCTAAATGATATGTTTAATAAAAGAATAGAGCTGACTGTTTCTTTGTCATTAAACGGTTGCGATATATCAAAATCATCTGTTTCTTTTGATTTAGACATAGGCATGACAGGCGTACAAGATATAACAGCATGGGGTGATGACTAATGAAAATTGAAAACGCAATAATCAAACGCATTAATCAGCATCACGAAAGCAAACAAGAGCAGCCACGACATCACTTAGGTTGTTCGCAGCTTGGCGAAAAATGCGAACGCAAGCTGTGGCTTTCATTCAGATGGGCCACTATAGAAAAGTTTGAGGGCCGCTTATTGCGGCTCTTCAGACGCGGCCACAATGAAGAGTCTGTTATTGTATCTGACCTAAAAGCAGCAGGTTTGCGCATCACTCACACAGGATTGAATCAGTATAATGTTGATTTTGGCTGTCATGTTGCTGGCTCTCTTGATGGCATCATCCAACATGGCGTGCCCAATGCGCCAACAAAAAAACACACACTTGAGATTAAAACGCACAACAAAAAAAGCTTTGACGCTCTTGAAAAAGAGGGCGTTGAAGCATCAAAACCAATGCATTATGTGCAAACACAATGTTATATGCGCGGCGCAAAAATAGACCGCTGCTTATATGTTGCAGTCTGTAAAGATGATGACAGATTATATATAGAGCGGATAAAACTTGATGAAAGCGTTGCTGACAAACACATTGAAAAGGGCAAACGCATTGCAATGACAGAGAGGTTGCCAGCACCCATCAGCAATAATGCCAGCTGGTATGAATGCAAAATGTGTCCAAGCCATTCTTTTTGTCATAGCGAACAGCTAACAAAAGAAGTCAATTGCCGCACCTGCGCGCACTCCACCCCCAAAGAAGACAACACCTTTTTTTGTGAAAGATGGGCTGAAACAATCCCAAAACAGAATCAAATTGATGGTTGCCCAAGTCACGTGCTCCACCCTGATTTGGTCCCTTGGCAAATGCTTGACTCTGATTTTGAATGGTCTGCAAAATATTTGATTGATGGTGATGAGGTCATAAATGGATTTGATGGCTTTTCGAGCGCTGAGTTAATAGCAAACCCAAGAGCATGCGCGAAAATCAAAAGTGATTCAGTTGCATCGGATTTAATGAAAACTTTTAATGCTAGGGTGATAGGATAATGCTAAGAGACTACCAACAAAACGGCCATGATTTATCTTTTAATTTTTTAGATAATAGCGAGGGCAATCTGTGTCTTGACATGCCAACAGGCAGTGGCAAATCTCACACAATAGCCGCAATTGTTAAAACAGCAGTGCAACAGCGTGATTATAATGTTGTAATGCTAACGCATGTCAAAGAGCTGATTGAACAAAATTATGAAAAACTGCATCAACATTGGCATGATGCGCCGAGCGGTATATATAGCGCCGGAATAGGGCGCAAAGAAACTGACAATAAAATCACTTATGGCAGCATCCAATCGTTGCGTGGTAAGTCGCGCTTGCTTAAACGTCAAGATTTGATTGTGGTTGATGAATGCCATTTGATTAGCGAAAACCCTGAGTCAAGCTATAGAAAACTAATCACTGAGTTAAAAGAGATAAACCCAAAGATCAGGATCATTGGCCAAACGGCAACGCCGTATAGGTTAGGTCAAGGCCTCCTCACTCAAGGCAAAAACCCGCTTTTTGATGAGATAATAAAACCAATCACAATTGAAGAGCTAATTAAAAAAGGGTATCTGTCAACGCTCAGAAGCAAGCAACCTGAGCATTTGATTGATGTGTCAGACGTAAAAAAAAGAGGTGGTGAGTATATTGAGAATCAACTGCAAGCCGCTGTTAATACAGATAAAAACAACATAAAAATAATTGAAGAGACAATAAAAAGAGCAGGTGACAGAAAAGCTTGGTTGTTTTTCTGCGCTGGCGTTGAGCATGCTTATGAGATGGCTGAGCTTTTAAACCTCTTTGGCATCCCTGCTGAGTGTTTGACAGGCGCGCACACAAAAGCCCAGCGAGAATCAATTATAGAGCGATACAAAGCAGGACAAATAAAAGCGCTAACAAATGCAAATGTGCTGACAACTGGCTTTGATTATCCAGACATTGACCTGATAGTTTTTGCGCGTCCAACTATGTCAGCCTCTTTATATGTGCAAATGGCTGGCCGTGGTATGAGATTGAAAAGCCACACTGATCATTGTTTAGTGTTAGATTTTGCGGGATTAGTTTCAACGCATGGCCCCGTTACAAATCCAGTGATCCCAAAACCAAAGGGCGAACCAAAAGAAGAGGCCGTCATGAAAGCCTGCCCTGAGTGCCATGAATTGTTATATGCTTTTCAAATGCAATGCACCTGCTGCGCTTATGAGTTCCCGCGACAAGAAAAACCAATAAACCTGAATTTTGATGCAGATATAATGGGCCTTGAGCCAGCAGCAATGAAGGTGAACCGCTGGCAATGGTCTGCGCATGTTGGCCGAAAATCAGGAAAGCAGATGTTAAAATGTAAATATTACGGC